TCTGATTTAAATGACTATGATGCCGCTCAGGCATCAAGTTAAATGTATTTATGGGTGTGTTTGGTAAATTATGCTGTATTATTACGTTTTCAGCCAGACTTCGTCACTTTTGGTGCGTTTTTCATATCTGTAGCCAAGATCCCGCAGGATTGCCTCGGCGCGTTTCACTGTGTCCAACCTCTTATTTCGCTTCATCTCGATGTTGATCACGGGCGTGTTCCTGGTCAGTGTGTCACGGGCTCCCTCCAGTAATGGCACCTCGAAACCATCCACGTCTATCTTGACGAAATCTAAATTGTTCAGTCCAAAACTGTCCAAGGTCCTGCACTGGATGTCACCCTCACCTTGCTTCACAACCGTTGAGTTGAAATCCTGCTGGGCCCGGTGTTCCCGGTCTGAAAGTCCATAGGGCCATAACACAACATTTGTTTCCGTGATGTTCCGTTTGAAGCACTCCCTGAAGTTGGGATTGGGCTCGAAGCAAATCACACTGTCAAACTTCTTGGTCAAGGGTCTGGTCCACTGTCCGATGTTGCTACCTATGTCCAGGCACACACGCCATCGCTTGACGTACTCCAACGCGGCATCTCTTTGTGATCGTTGTCCGTCACCGGCGTCCTCTAGGTAGGTGGGTTCGGTGTGCTGTCCATACAGCACCCAGAAACTATTCTCGCTTGGCATCGCACTCTTGACAGCCACAGTCAGGACAGTCCAGACATTCAGTGCATGATTTCTCGCAGTGCTGTTCACAGCCACACTTCTCACAGATGTACTTGATCATCACACGGCCCCTTTGGCGGCCCTGTGTAGGTCTGTGCCTGCCAGTTTGGCGCCCAAGTGCTGGAGCAGTTTCTTCCTTGTGGCCTGCTTGTTCTTTTCATCCAACCCATTGTAGTTGGCTATATTTCTTCTGAGATTCTTGTAGTTGGCGTCCGTGATGTTGAGAGCACGTTCCAACTGTGTCAAGTTCTTGTAGTGGTCCTCCCAGGTCCTCATGTATCTCCTCACGGCCATAACCGGCACTGGTTGCCTCTGTCTCATGGCCTGTGCTTGATTCTTGTTTTTCAACTTCTTGGTTATCTCTGGGTCACCACTCACTATGGCCAGCATGTTGGCTAGGTCATTGTTGATGATTCTGACCTGGTCGAAAGTGCCCTTGGCCATGGTCTGGTCTGCGTATGATCTTGCGAAACCCGCCATATCCTTGTTTTGGCTCATGAGTGATAGTGTTAGGAAACTGAGGTATATCCTCTCTGTGACTTCTGGGAATGTGTATCTCTCAAGGTCACTATGACGCCTGATCACTCTGCCCTCAGATACATACTTTAAAAATGGAGTTAACATACGGGTATTTATAGAAGACCATGCAACGTAATTTTATACTGACTGATGTTATGAAGACTGGGCATCACCTCGATCTTGAAGCATTTGTCAATCATCACAGCCTAGAAAACCAAAATTTTGAAATGACTGGCGAATACTACACTCTTCATGATTACGATCTTGAAAGTTACGACAGGAAATTTGCCGTGATAGATACCAGGCGATCCAATGGCAGGATACACGGAAACACAGAATTCGATCTCGAACTACGTAGGAGGTGCAACCTACTACACAGTCAGGGTTTCGTGTTCATCAAAGCAACTCCGTGGGAGAGTCTAAACAACATCAAGGCCGAGACTCAGTATCCTTTGATCGAAGTAGAACATATAAAATGGACGGGCGGTGTCAGTTGGTTCTGGTTCTACATGTATAAGAAACATGTAGGGAATATTTTTAATTTTCGTCATGATGCTAAGAAATACGATTTCCTCTACCTCAATAAATTTCCACGTCCACACAGGAGGAAATTGTTCCAGCGTGTTGAACACTTGATGCGTAACAGTCTGTGCACCAATTGGGAACGAAAAATTAAACTGCACACTGAGTATGAACTGCCGGGGGTACAGGATTATCCCGAGTATGGGATGGATCAGGACATCTTTGAAAAACCCTACAACGACACAAAGTACAGTCTGGTGTCCGAGACCAACGACACCAATGATGAGATATTCATGACAGAGAAGATATGGAAACCTATAATGGCCCAGCAACCGTTCGTGGTTCATGGCAACTACCTCTACTTACAGAAGTTACGTGAGATGGGATTCAAAACATTCTCCGCTTATTTTGATGAGGGCTATGATCTAGAACCAGATAGAGATAAGCGCATCGACAGAATACTTAAAACATGTGAGGATCTACTTACGAAGAACTGGCAAGACATATATCTACAGACAAAATCTCTAAGGAAACATAATCATGACACGTTCTTTGACAGAGCAAAATTAAGTGTTGAAATCAATAAAACAATAAATCTATTTCTTGAATTTGCTGATCGCAGTTAGATTCCTTCTGGAGAATCCCAACCTATCCACGAGTTTCACGGCACTGCCTGACCTATCAACTGCAACGAAGCCTTCTGGTTCTGTGACCTTCAACCCCGAGTCCGTCTGCTGGAATGATCCAATGGCCTGCGCCTGGTTCATCTTGCGAAGTACGAACGCCTTCATGGTCTGCACTGCTCTGTAGAACGTCAGCATGGCCTGTAGTGGTTTCTTGGCCCTGTTGAGGAACACGGGCATCTGTTTGATCTTGTCCTGTCTCAGTTGTAGTGCCCGCTGTGCCTTTAATCCGGACATCTGCTGTGCCATCCTGTCTGTATAGAACTTCTTGAATCCCAATAGGAACCGGTTGGCATCGTTGGGCAGTTCACCTTCCCTCACCCGGGCGTTGATGTACATTTGGAACATGGGCACAAAGTCCGGGTTCTGGCCCAGCACACTGGCGAGGTTCCTTGGCACGTTGTTCAACAGCGCCTCCAGTTTCTCGATACCATTGTAGAATTGTTTCGTCTCGGCGTCAGTGAACTTGGCCGATCCTGACACGTCCTTGTAGGTGGCGTTGTCAAAGAACACGTCCGGTGATCTTGTGAATGATTCAACGTCCGCTCCGGCCTGTGCGTTCATGTCGGCCAGTGAGTCTCCCACGTATGTGGTGTGGAATATTATTCCAACCTTTGCCCTGTCTATCTGTTTGCCTAAGTCTGATTGCTCTGGCACCGCGTATGTGATAGTGTTTGGCGTAAATGTTAAATTGGGTTTGCCGTCAACGTTCTTTCTTGTGATGTCCTCGTCCGTGAACAGTAGGTCACCCTGGTACACTCCCGCCATGTCCAGTTTCTTGAGATGAACAAGACATTTGAGTAATTTCTGTCCCAGGTCGTCTGTGCCGTGGTTGTTTGCTATGTCTTTCTTGGTGTAGTTTATCTTGGCCGCCTTGGCGAACACTGATTTTGTTCCAACGAAGAATCTACCATTGTCTGGATTGACACCACACACCACTGCGGGTGCGCCATCCCATTTCACAGATACTTTAACTGCCTCTGAGCTGGTACCTTTCAAAGTCAGTAACAGTCCCCTGAAATATTCTATTACGGCCCGACCGCCCTCGTAGCCGTCCGTGATCACGATGTCCTCGATGTGTTCTAAGTGTGTCCTCTTGAATTCTGTAAGGACGTCTTCTATCAGCATGGGATTAGTCCTCTTGGTATTCGCCGTCTATGGTCTTCAGCACATTCTGTTTGATGTCTCTGTTCTCTTTGATGCGAGCGACACCCTTGCTGAACTTGGACGCGTCCATGTTCTTTAGTGCTGAGTTAAATTTCTTCTCGAGTTTGAATGCTGTGTCTTGGTCGAAGTTCTCTCTGATATAGTGCATCAGCCTTATGGCGCTCTCAAGGATGTGCGAAGCCCTACTTTCAACAACCTCTTCTTTGTCCCTTTTCAAGGGCATTGAGCTCAATTCTTCTAATAAACTTCTAGTGTGTTTCTGCATTGTAGGTATTTACACTTTATTGTAGCACAATTCTAACATAAGTCTACTATGATTTCTTGCGATAAACGAAGTATTTGCGTGAATTTGTGTCGTCCCTGATGTCCAACACCTGTAGATTGAAGATTTCCGCCAACTCTATAATGAATGGCACGTTCCAACTGAAGAACTCTATCCAATTGGCCTCGGGTCGGTCATGCTGTATTCCTGGATTGACCCTGAAGAACATGGTGCCACCGTCCGCCAACAGGTTAACACACCTGCCCACTTCCGCTATGATCTTGTCCCGACCACCAAAGTTCACGGAACCCAGACACAGGATCACATCAAACTTCTGATCTGTCTTGTAGTCCATTGTGCTGACCTCGATGTCCGCCTGATCGTTGTAGGGATCTATGCCTGTGAGATTGTCGATCTTGCCCTTGAACTCGTTGTAGCCACAGCCTACGTCCAGTACGGCACGTGGTTTCAGACCGTTGACTTCGTCTATCAATGCTACACCCGAGTACTTCCACTTCTTCATGTCGTTCTGCCAGTACTTGGAGAAGTATCTGTGTAGGCAGGCATCGTCTATGACGCGTGTGTATTCTTCCAGCGTTTCACATCTCTTTATCACCACACCAAACGTCTCTTGGATGTATGGTTGTGTTATTTTGTCTAGATCGTTTTGGCTGTGTGCCACCAGTTGTGCGAATATCTTCTTGTTCATGTGTTACTATTTTATACTGATAGTGTGCCCGTGTCTATATTCTTTTCTTGATCGGTCTGGCCAGTATCTCCCTGGTCCTATCCGTCATCACGCCCGTCACCACCAACATGGGCCTGGGTCGGTTGCTGGCGTTGGCCGTCGCGTGTGGTATGTTCTGCCAGTCGAACTTGTGGATGTCTCCCGCCCGCCACCTGTCGAACTGTTCGTTGCCATACATGATGAACTGTCCGGGCTCCCAGTCCTGTAGCATGACCATGATCCTGACCACGTTGTTGGGGTCAGCGTCTAGGTCGTACAGTTTGTCTATGTGCATGTTCAACACCTCGCCCGTGAACTGTGTGTGCAGTTTGGATTTCACTGGTTCCAGTGCGAAGTAGTCAGTCATCCTCTGTAGAGTGGGACACTTGGTGAAGTCCGCCAGTCCCCTGTAGATGGTCATCTTGGGATCAGCGCCCGCGTTCCTGAGGTCGTTCTCCTCGGCCTCCACGTTGATGTTGGTGTTCTCCCTGCCCGTGCCTTCCCTGCGGTTGGCCCAGTTGAGGGGTTTGGCATCATCGATCACCGACTGTATCTCGGTCTGCCAACCGCCCGTGAACTTGCCCAGGTGTTGGACGCAGTCCGTGTCTCGGTGCCACTTGTTGAAGTGGTAGTCGCTCCTTGCTTTTGACTCTTCCCAATTACTTGTAGACATATACCTCGACACCTTTCTGTGCGTAGTTATGTATCCTGCCCTTGGTGTCTGGGAAACTTATCTCTAGCAGTCGGCAAAGGTCCACGTTGTCCTTGACTTTTGTTATTCTGTCTTTGTTGTCACGTATGAACTGCATGGTGTCTTTGTTTTCTGCTTGGATGTGTCCCCACATCTTTTCCAGATTTTCGAAGTGTTGGTAGTTGGGGTATGTGATCGTGAACTCCCCGCACAGTTTCCACCACTCCAAACATTCGAAGTCATTCCTGTACACCATCACAATGGGATAACCCTTGTCTTTCAGTTTGTCCAATTGGTGTGCGAACGTGTGTGCTTTCACGATCCTCTTGCCTGTGCCCGAGAAAGGTCCGTCCCAATCGTCCACATCGAACTCCATTCCCGGATCCCAGTATGCTCCGATGTGCATGAGGTGTTTGCGTCCAGGGGTGTCGGCATCGTGCCAGTAGGTCCTTGCCTCAGAATAGTCTGTGTGATCTATGTCGGCACTCCAGTAGATATTCTTGACGACACTACTCCACTTTGATCCCGGCGCCCCTGTAAACAATATGTACGTCACTTGGTCAACTCTTCCTTGTAGATCGCATTGTAACCCAACTGGTTCTTTCCAAAATCAGACAGTGTCTTCAACGCACCTGGAGTGATGAATGATTTCAGTGTCCTCACCGCGGCGTCACCCTCTTCACCCGTCCTCCATTCGTACTTGCCAACCTTCTTCTCGATGGCGGCAACAGACTCAGGATCCTTGATCATCCTGTCAAGTGCGGCGACAAGTTTGGCCCGGTTGGGATTGCCCTTGTTAACCCAGAAAGCCTTCTGTAGTGCGTCCCTCCAACTCTTGACCAGTTTGTATGCGTCATAGAAGTCACCGCTTGGTGCCACTCCGTATGTGGATTCATACAGTGCCTCGAATGTTGGTTCCGTGAAGTTTGGATCGTTGTCGTGATTACCCGTTTTCACATTCAAGAGTCCGTGATGGAACCAAGTGTAGGCATCGCCTTTCTCAATCACTGGCATCACGTGTTTCTTGTATGCGGCAGGGTTCTCCCTTGTGGCATTCAAGTCACCCCTTATGAATGCGAGTCTTCTCTCAGACCCTTTCATGCCTTTCACCCATACGATCTTTTCTTCAAACGTCTTCACTGGATCACCGTTGGGTCCTGCGAGCAACATCACGATCGCCATGATCTCCGGAGTCATTCCAGATCCTGATGGAAACTGGATAGGTCCGTTCTTTGTGTCTGCCTTGTTCCTGGCGCCCACTATGATGTTGAGGTTCATCTGTCCTATGGACTCCCAGTCCAGGTAGTTGTAGTCCACGGGCTCAACGAGATATGATATACCGTTACCACCGTGTGACACCAGTATGGTCTTATCGTCAAACCTCAGTGTGTTCTGGAACTCGTTTGGTCCCAGTTGGTCTCTGGCACCCGGTTTGTAGATGAGATTGATCTTCTCACCCAGGTGTTTCTCCCATTCGGCCACAACTATCTGTGCCCACACGGATGTTCCACCAGATGGTTTCTGTGGCACGATCAAGTTGTAGTCTGCCAAGGCAGTGGTTGTCATTAACACCAAAGCCATTATCGTTTTCTTAAGCATAGTCTATTCGACTCCTTTTTGTTATGCCCCAATACAATAAAAGTATAACACAGATCATTATGGAAATAAAGATCGGTCTTGTGATCAGATCAGTCACAGTGTGGAGCGTTGTTAGTTGATAAGTGAGATTGTAGATCCTGTCACTCAACAGGTATCCGATCAGCAGTGCTGGCCTGCTGACTTGGAATTTCTTACACAGCACCCCCAGTACGGAGAATGCCGTCAGTGTAGCGAGGTCTTCCCACCCGCCGGTGTATTGTAATGTGGCCCAGATGATCACTGCCAGGATGAAGGGGAAGTAGTACACGTATGGAACACGTGTGACCCATCCAGCGAAGTAGGCCAGTCCATAACAGATGACAGCGGTCAACACAGTGCCCGTCAGGAAAGCGAATGTCATGCTGTCAAACAGTTGCTCATCGTGGAATGTGTCAGGTGATCCCAGGTCGATGCCCAGGTACAGGAACAGTCCCATCAGGATCGCGGCGAATGGTGCGCCCGGTATGCCAAACAACACCGTGGGTATGAATGAAGATGCCTTCTGTGCGTTGTTGGCACCCTCCGCACCAACGATTCCTTTTACATTACCATCACCAAATCGTTCTTTGGGGTTCGAGGCCACGGTGGCTCCGTAGGCCAGCCAGTCCGCCATCGCACCACCCAGTCCGGGCAGGAGTCCTATGAAAGAACCTATGGCTCCACCACGAATGCTGTCACGCCAACATCTCACGGTGTCCTTGATACCTTGTAATATATCTCTGAGGCTTCCTTTGCCTGTATTGATTGTAGTGGTCTTCTTCCTGTCGAACCAACCCGTCCACAGTTCCGGTAAGGCGAACAGTCCCGCCACGAAAGGAAGTATCTGTATGCCGTCCTCTAGGTATCTCCAACCCATGGTCAAGCGGGGCACGTTATTGGCGTCCACTCCCACCAGTCCCAGTGTTATGCCAAGCACTATGGCCAACACACTCCTCACGTATTTCTTGGTTGAGAGGAAGCCAACAGTGACGAACGCCAACACGACCAGTGCCCACAGTTCCGGTATGCCCATGTACATGACCACCTTGGTGTAGTAGGGCAGGAACAGGAATGTCAGTGACCCCCAGAACAATCCGTTGGCCGTGCTGGATGTTATCGCGGCACTCAATGCCCGGGTGGCCTCACCACGCTTGGCCATGGGGAAACCATCCACCATTGTTGCGGCCGCAGAGTTGGCTCCGGGTATGCCAAGTAGCACACCACTGAATGAATCACCGGTTGTTGAGGAGGCAACCACTGCCACACAGAAGATCACGCCCAAGTAAGGGTCGCCCACGAAGTAGGGCATGAATCCAAATAGTGTGATCAGTCCTGTCGTTGCTCCCGCGGCTGGTATTAGGCCGATGATCAAGCCGTAAACAATACCCGCCATTAGTATAGCAAGTTCCATGTCGTATCTAGTTTGGGGTTGATGTTGTGAACTTCCCTGGGAGCGTTACAACAAATTATGTACAGTTAATTATATACGTGAACTATATACTTTATATGAAACTGAGCCAA